TTATCTTTTCTGCGGCCAGTGCATCTAATGCATTTAATATTGGGGCAGACCCCAATGGAACATTTGGTATATCAAAATATGGTTTTGGTGGAATTCTTTCGACAAGTTCCGGCGAATTGAGACTTAATTCATGGAACCATGTTGCCGCTGTTCGTAATAGCACCGCATCAAATGATACAAAACTTTATATCAATGGGGCGTTAAAAGCCACCGGAACAGATTCAAATGATTGGACTGTTTCAAGTGCACCAATCGTAGGTGGATTTAGCACTTTTAGCACTTATGATCTTATTGGGTATGTTTGTGATTTGCGCGTCGTAAAAGGCACAGCCGTCTACACCGCCGCGTTCACCCCGCCCACAGCCCCGCTGACAGCCATCACCAACACTTCCCTGCTTCTGAACTTCACCAACGCAGGCATCATCGACAGCACTGCCAAGAACGATCTAGTCACGGTAGGCAACGCGCAGGTCAGCACCGCGCAGAGCAAGTTTGGTGGGGCTTCGTTGTACTTTGATGGGAGTGGGGATTATCTGGTAGGAAGAACAACGGACCTGTTGTCGTTTAACACGGGCGACTTTACGGTTGAGATGTGGGTTTATCCTAATTCGGTAGCCGGTAACATTGTGTTAATCGATACTAGGTCATCGGGAACAGATTCTGGATGGGCTTTTTATATCAACTCTTCCAGCAAGCTGGCCCTTTTTACAAGCAATGCCGACCGAATAACGGCAGGGTCCGCATTAAGTGCAAGCACTTGGACGCATGTTGTTTTAGCCAGATCAGGTAGTACCCTTGCTATTTATATGAATGGTGTTCAGTCTGCAACAGCTACCTACTCAACAACAATGACTTGCCCCGGAAGGATTTCTATTGCGTCCGGCTTTGATAACGCCGCCCCATTAAATGGCTACATCGACGACCTCCGCATCACTAAAGGCATTGCCCGATACACCAGCACCTTCACGCCACAAACATCTCAATGGCAGGATCAATGATGCTTTACTCCAAAAACGGATCAATACCCAAGCCACAAACGGACGGCACTGAGGGCTGGATTGAAGTGCCTGAGCCACCGACAGCAGCAGACGGTCAGGAAGTCGTTTGGTGGTTCCCGCCGGGATGGGTGGTGCGTCCCGTAAGGCCTGCTGACGAAGAAGGCTTTGTGTGGAACTGGTCCCAATCCAGCGAACAGTGGGTAAAGTCCGAAGCACCTATCATTGACCCCACTGCTGAACCCCTGCAAACCATCACGCTTGACGCTGCTACAGCAGGGATTGTATTAAGCAGCTTTACCGCTGGTGAAACGATTATCTAGGAGGCTTTATGACCCTTAACCTACCCATCGACCTTGCCAATCAGATCATTGGCTACCTGGGCACCCGTCCGTACCAAGAAGTGTACCAACTGATTGACGGCATGAAAGAAGCCGCAAAGCCGCCGATTACGGGTTTGCATGAGGTTCCACGGGAGCAAGAGGTAGCTTAATATGAGCGACGACCTGGACAAGCGCTTATCGGTGCACGAAGCGATCTGCGAGCAACGCTACAAAAATATCGAAGAGTCACTCGATAACGGCAAGGCTCGGATGAAACATATCGAGTGGCTACTTTACGCCACCATCCTCGCTGTTCTGTTTGGACCGGGTGTCGCCGCAACGTTCGTTAAGCGTTTACTTGGTATATGAACTGGAGCGACGTCCTCAAGGCAGTCATCCCGGTCATCGTGGCTTCGTTGGCGTGGTTGCTTGGGCAAGTCGCGGACTTTTCAACACGCTTAACGAAGATCGAAGGCGCTATGCCTGCCCTCATTACCAAGGAGGGCGTCCCGACCGATAGCCCAATCTCCGCTGAGAAACGGGCCATTCAGAAAGAGCAGTTAATGCAGCATATTAATGAGCTTCAAGTTAAGGTCCGCCTGCTTGAAGAGCGCGAGAAGATGGGGAAGCGGTGATGCTGGACATTATTGGTGGTGGTCTTTTCGGTACGATCTTTGGAGGTCTGTTCCGACTGGCTCCGGAAGTCCTGAAGTTCTTGGACCGTAAAAACGAGCGCCAGCACGAACTCTCAATGTTTAACCGCCAGTGCGAACTCGAGCAGATTCGCGGCGAGATGAAGCTTGCCGAGATTGGCGCTGAGCGCGATAAAGCCATCGATACCGGTGTCATCTCCGCATTCGAAGCCGCAATAAACTCACAAACCGAGATGGCTAAAGCTGCCGGTGGCTGGGTGGCTTCGTTATCCGCCTCAGTTAGACCTGTGGTCACCTACTGGATTCTTGCAATTTGGTCCGCCTCGCACATTTGGTTCGCGATCATCGCCTCACGTGAGGGCCTGCCAGTACAGGAAGTGTTCAAGATGATCATGTCACCCGACTTCGCTGCATTGGTAGCCGGTACGTTCAATTATTGGTTCCTTGACCGCACTCTGAAGGCTCGAGGTCTCGCGTGAAGCTCGATCTCGCAGCCGAATTATGTCGCAGATTTGAGGGATTTTCCGCTAAGCCTTATCTCTGCCCTGCAGGTGTGTGGACCATTGGATACGGGTCCACTTATTACCAGAGCGGCGATCGCGTTACCAAGGACGACCCTCCAGTCACCCGCGAATACGCCGAGCAGTTACTGATGCACGAACTCTTGCACACCTACGCACCTGGAGCGGTCAGGCAGTGTCCGGTACTTCTTGCCGTAGCCGTAAAAGATCGCGACTGGGGTAAATTGAACGCTATAGTCGATTTCTGTTACAATTTGGGTGTCGGACGATTGCAAACATCGACACTCAAGCGCAAGATTAACGCTCAGGACTGGGAAGGCGCGAAAGAGCAGCTCATGCTTTGGACTCGAGGGGGTGGTAAAGTGTTGCGAGGTCTGGTGATCCGTAGGCAAGCCGAGTGTGCACTAATAGGATGAAATCATGGCAGTAACGATGACTTACACGAGCCTTGCTGCAGACGTTCAATCCTATCTGGAGCGCACCGATACGGCAACGATCGACAAGATCCCTACGTTCATTATGCTTGCCGAGCAGATCCTGGCAGCAGAGATTAAATTTCTTGGTAATTTAACGGTCGACACCTCGACTCTCACCGCTAGCGATCCGGTGGTGGCTAAACCCGCTCGCTGGCGCAAGACGGTCTCGATCAATATTACCGTCGCCGGAGAACGCCGACCGGTGCTTGAGCGCCGCTACGAATACATTCGTAATTACTGGCCGGACCCGACCGAGACCGGAGTGCCGCTTTACTACGCGGATTACGATTACACGCATTGGTTCCTCGGACCCACACCGGCTGCAGCCTATTCTTTCGAAGTGCTGTATTACGAGCGCCCGGTGCCGTTGGATTCAACGAACCAAACGAACTGGTTCACCGAGTATGCACCGCAGGCTATGCTTTACGGTTCGCTTTTGCAAGCGATGCCGTTCCTGAAGAATGATCCCCGAATCCCTACTTGGCAGTCGATGTACGACAAATATGTAGCCGAGCTTAAGACCGAAGATAAACTCCGCATCGCCGATCGTCAAGCCGTAGCCGTGGACACATGATATGCCTACTTACGTCTCCCCCTTTACCGGCGATATTGTTCAGCCTACCGATGTAAGCTACCGGTCATTTACTCTTTCCGCGAACACGACGCTCGAGTGGCCACTGGCCAATAGTAACACCGGGACTTACGCTTCCAGGATCATGGAGGTGCTACCGACGACTTCGGGGCTTACGCTGCGGATGCCTGCCGCGAATGCCACATCGGTCGGCACGGACTCGCTTATTCGTAACCTGGGAGCGAGTTCTTTTACTGTAGCGGACAACGCTGGGAATACGATTGTTACGATCGCCGCAGGAGAAGCGCAATACGTCTACGTCACGACCAACTCGACCGCTGCAGGCACCTGGGGCGTGATTGCTTTTGGTATAGGTTCCTCGGGGGCGGATGCAGCAGCACTCGCCGGAAAGGGACTCCTAGCGATCACCACCACATTGAACCAAAGCCACCCAGTCCTGGCTGCGTCCTCAGGCAGCACATTCACCACCGCCGATCGTGCGCAAACGCGGCTATGGTCCGGTGGTGCCGGAAGTTACACATTACCGGCTGCGGCCGCATTGGGCGATAATTGGTTCGTGTTGGTAAAGAACAACGGTACCGGAGCTTTCACGATATCTACCACTGGTGTCGAACTTATTGATGGGGCATCGGCCAAGGTTTTTAATCCTGGTGAGTCCGCCTTTATCGTATGCACTGGAACTGCCTACATTACAGTGGGTTATGGAGTCAACGCGAACTTTGCATTTACGGCGTTAGTAAAATCGGTAGCCCCGGGCGGTACTACCACCCTGAACTCGAGCGAAGCTTCGAATAATATCCAGACCTTCACCGGCGCACTAACAAGCAACGCCACGGTGGTCTACCCGCCGGTCGTGAATCTCTACGTGGTAAACAACCAAACGTCCGGGTCTTTCACTCTCACTCTAAGCACTGGACTCGGTGCGACCACGACGGTGGCCCAAGGTACCAGAGCCACGGTGATCTGCGACGGCACAAATTTCTACACCGCGAGTTCAGCTTCAGTGACATCTGCCACTGTTACATTAGTAGATGGAACGGTAGTCGCGCCCTCGCTTTCTTTCGCTTCTGAGACCGGTACCGGGATTTGGAGACCGGCGGCGGGCCAACTCGCGATCGCGGTCACCGGAGTAAATAAATTCCTTTTGACTTCTGAAGGCCTAGCTGGGGGTGCATTTTAATGACCCTTAAAGTCTTCGCACTCGATACCAAACCCGGCATCCAACGAGATGGGACGCTCTTCGACAAGCTCTACTACACGGACGGTCGTTGGGTAAGGTTCCAGCGCGGTAGACCGAGGAAGATCGGCGGATATTCAAAAATCACCAGTGCAATCCGTGGCCCGGTGCGTGGAATGTTCGTAAACCCACAGGGGGTGCTGAATAACGTATTTACCGGGTATTCGGGTGGGTTGCAGAAGACTCCAGTCGATAACAATGGCGTGGGTTCCGGGGTGTCCGACATGACACTCAGCGATTTTACGGCGAGCGTGAATAATCTCTGGCAATTCGACTCCTTCACGGACACACTCGGGTCCGGTCTCACTTATTTGCTCGCGCACCCAGGTCAGAATCTGGCGGACTTGAACAGTTCAGCCAATACTCCAGTGCTCGCAGGCGACC